CTACTCGTCCCACCCTGCAGCATGCAATTCACCCCTCGGTACACGGCCATGCCAGACACAGGTCTTTTCTACGTTCTCAACATCGACCCGATGCGCGATCAGCAGGGGAATATCCAAAGCGTCATCGCCATCAGCGTCCGCTGTAATAGTTGCCAGCACGTCACTCACTCGACAGGCCCCAGCCTCGGATCCATGCCGGGCGGAACCCTTCTCGCTTGTGCCAAGTGCGGCGGGCGCCAGGCCGTGAGCAATGCTCGGCTGGTTGAGTGTGATCACGTACTGGGTACTCCCCTCTCCCAACCCCATAGCGCCTGAAGAGCACCGTGGGCAGCGAATCGCAGCACTGGCCTGATCATTAGAGTGGCCCGAGGTCCTTCACCACAGCCTGCGCATTCTGCAGATATCCGGCCAGCAACCGACCGCCCGCCACCACTCGCCCCACCCGACTGTTGAGCCAAGCGGCTTGGATCTTTCCGGCTGCGAGCAAATCGGCTTCGGCAAAGCTATCCGGCCTACCAGCCAGCGGTTCTCCAGGCGAAGCCAAGCCCCCCTCCAGGGGCTGGACCAATGTTTTGCGCGAAGTGTCGCTCTTCGCATACGCCGTGGCCACCATCCTGCCGCCCTTCGGTGACCAGCCCCCGAGCACCAGCTCCGTGCCGAGCTGTTCGATCGGCAAGCCGGCCTCGCTTGCCGCCTTCTCGTAGCTGGGCCACAACTGGTCCATTACCAGGCCGAGCTCGGCGGATAGCTGCTCCATCGTGAAGTCCGCGCGGTAGCTGGCCTGCAGGACCAACTCATAGATGCGGAGAAAGAACTGGGTAGAGCCCCGCGTGGCCAGCACTAGGTTGTGCTGGGGGACCAGCAACAACTTTGCACCTGAGGAATGGGCACCCGTGCGGGCATCCTCAGCAAGGGTATCCACCGCGACTGCGAGGTGGTCACGAGTGAGCAAAACATTGAGGATGCTCATAGCGGGCCCGTTTGGTTGCTCGCCAACTATCGCTTCCCCGCCAATCCCTGTCGAGCCCGCCATGAGCGCAGAAATCACCGAGATCCTAGACCGCCTTCATGCCTGCGAAGCCGGACTTGAGGTGCATCGGGGCTACCTCAAAGCGATGGAGTACGCTCTCCGTGTCTTGGTTCTTACCCATCAGGATCCAGACGCCCTACTCCACACATGGACACGGCTGCTCCCCTCGATTGCGAGTACTCACTCAGGCGACGGCGGTCCAGTGTTTGTCGCCGCATTCCAGCAATCACTGACGGTTCTAACCGAGCAGATTGGGCTAGATAGCAAAGAACGCTAAGCCGCCAGCCGGTGCTCGTAGAACGGGTGCCGCTTGTCGTCAAAGATCCGGTACAGCGCCGCCAGGTCGGCAGGATCAGGGTTCAGCCAGGCGTCGACGTGCTCGGGCTTGATGTTGATGATCGTCCGGTCGTGGCCAGCGGCGGCCACCTCGGGTTCCGGGTCGTCGGTGATCGCGGCAAACGACAGTAGATCCGGCTCCTTGCCGGCCGGGTCCACCCAATGCGACCACAGGCAGGCCACCAGCATCGGCTCGCGCGTGCGCGGGGTGAACTGCACTACCTGGTTCTTGCCGTCCGGCCCCTCCACGTTCTCGTAGAAGGTATCGACCACCATCAAGCCGTGGGTGTGGCCGAAGGCTGGCGCCCAGAACTTCTCCAGGCTGTCGCGGCGGGCGTTGTAGGTGCCGGGGAAGCGCTGATCGTAGTTGGCCGGCTTCCCAGCTAACCTGCACTGGTAGCGCATCGGCTTGATCGTCAGCTTGCCGCCTTCAGAGACGATCACCGGGGCGTAGATCCCGGGAAAGATCCGGCTGTCCCGGTCCTTGCCTTCGGTGCGCTTGAGGCCGGCCAGCTTGCCCATGGCGCGCTCGATCTTGTTGCCAGCGATCCGCACGTCCTCCCGGGCCTTCTTCGTTTCCTTGGCCTGCAGCGATCGCTCGGCATCGGCCAGACGTTTCCGGTTGGCAAACAGCTCCTGTTCGAGGATGGTGGCCTCGGCCTGGTTCCATTGCTGGATCTCTGCCCACACGGCCCGCTCTGCCGGGCTGGCGCCGGCACGGAAGGCGTCATCCATCGCCTTGGGGGTCTTCGGGCGCTTCTTACCCGGGTCGTGGGCGTACAGCGCGACGAACTCCTGCAGCGACACGGTGGCACCGGTCATGCGGACCAGCTTCTGGTAGGCGGCTTCGATTTGGGCGGAATAGCACATGCTCGTAATCGAGCTCCTTCGGGCGTTCAGTTGGCGTGATCTTGGCCTCTGCACCCTCAAGTATCGCCAGCCGGCTCTTGAACGAGCCGACGCACTCAACCATGGCTGCCTCATGCAGCTGCAGCTCCCGGAGAGCGGTCACAAGGTGGGCGATCAACTGAGCTACGCCTAGCGATCCAGCCGGCAAAGAGCGGTGCGTAGGGCTTTCCCTACACCAATCCGAGAAAACCACCTATCGACTTAGGCAAAAAGAGCTGGGATGGTTTGAAAAATGAAAGATTTATGAACAGCAGAGTCGTGATGCTGTGACTTGCTATCGCGCTAATCGCAAAGGAAAAAAATGAATCAGAGAACCAGAGTCTTAATTCTCTCTGCGTCGATCATCGTGGTCGCAGGAGCTATCTGGTACGGCTTGACATCTACGCCGAAGGCCTCAATTGGGCCCGCTTCCCCTTCGGATTCCGCAAGCCATCGAGTGCAACGCTCGTCGGGAGACGCGGCCATCCCCCGCTCTGCTACGACAACCTCGGCGCCAAGCTCGCCGGCCAACAGAGCGATCCGGATCAGACAACTATCCGGAAAAGCCTTTGCAGTTGAAGACTTTGGCCCGATACCGAGTGGCACTGTGGACCAAGTAATTGCAGAGCTTTCGCCGCAGGCCCTCGCCGGTGATGCCACAGCCTCCTATGGAATATTTCTAAAGCTCAACCAGTGCGCCGACGTAACTCGACGCGCATCCCGAGGAGCGAATTTAGGCGTAGCTGCCGATGTCGCCAAGGCCTGCATGGATATGTCGGCAGAGACTGAAGCAAGTTCCAGCAAATGGCTATCCCTTGCTGCCGAACAGGGGAACATTGGAGCACGTCTCCTGTATTCAGCCGACTCCGAGTCAGCTCTTGGCGGACCCGCTGAGCTCCTCCGAGATCCGGATCGCACCAAGGAGTACAAGCAGAAAGCCACTGGCTATCTGCAAGAGATGGCATCCCAAGGAAACGTAGATGCGCTGCTACAACTTGGGAATGCCTACCACGCTGGGGTGCTTGTCGACGGCGACCTGGTCACAAGCCGAGCATATTTCGAAGCCGTTCGACTGGCTGATCCTTCGATCGTCCCAGCTTTGCAAGTAAGCACTTTGGACAAGGCACTGAGCGCACAACAACTATCAATGGCTCTAAGAAAAGGAAATCAAATACATGATTCGTGCTGCCGATAGATCCTCATTCAGAATTCCTCGAAGGAAGGCGGTATTCATTCTAGTTGTCGCCGGAGGCCTAGCACTTGCAGCTAGTACTCTTGCTTTCGAACGCGGCCCATACCTTTGTACTGATTGCGCCGTAGCTTCGCCGGTTCCGGACGCAAGAACACTAGAGACACTAAAACGTTCGCGCGCTCCGATTGACTACGTACCGCTATTCGCATGGGCGACGGGAACGACCTACCAGATCTGCAACCCAACCCATTGCACTGTCTATCATGAAAATTTCGAAGGAAACTGGGTAGGCGAAGGTCAAACCGTGCGGCAAGGCGAGCTTCCTCAACCCATCGATGAAGGCGACGGCGGGGGCGGTGGTGGGGGCGGCATGGGGGATGGGGGCGGGCCTGGCGTGGGCGGCGGTGGGTTCGGGGGAGGGGAATGTTCCGTCCACCCCAGAACCGGGAATGCCTGCTCCACGGTGAATGGCATCAGCCACTGCCAAACATTCGATGACAGCTTTGTGGACTGCGGATTCGGCTGATCGCTAATCGCTGATTCTAGAAACCAATCTAGGTCGCCTAGGGCTTGCGTGGCACCGGGCGACCTTCTTCTATCCGCCACCACGCATACGAGAGCCAGCAGTCCTCAAAAAACCTTTAAAAGGAAGCGGCATAGCACATGACCGCAATCTAGCCGCACGTGGCGTTGTCGCGGCGTAATGGACCTGCCGTCAGCCGAACCCCAGCGGCACCTCGGTCAGGTCTACGATGAAGATCGACGCGTTCTGAGGCCCCATCGTTACGCCGCCAACCGGGAAGGTGTTGGTGATCAGCGTTTGTTGGGCAACCTGCAATCTCGAAACGAAGATCCGGTTGTCACTGGTCATGTGGAAATAGTCGGCCGTCATGGTGCATCGGTCCTGCGATACCGAGTTGTAGTAGAACCGCGGTGAAGGGATTGCAATTCCGATCTTCGTGCCCGGAAAGAACTGCCCTATTTCAACGGGTGGACCTGGCACTGTTGGCACAGGCACCACCTGGAGAACACGAAGTCCCTTTCGCCTTGAGTCGTAGAACACCGTGCCGTCCTCGCCGCGCATGCGCAGTCCGACCGGGCCGGCCGCTGCGCGCTCGGCGGCACTGAACGTGTAGTACTCGAGCACCTTGTTCGGTGCCGCGCTCGAGGCGTACACGCCACACGTAACCTTGCTCTGGACCAGGGTGAATCCTGTGTTGGTCGACATAGCATCATTGATGTAACGGCAGACGTGGAGGTTGGTCGTACCGTTCGTTGATGCCAGCACACCACTCGGAGACCATGACCCAAACGGTGGAGAGCCGCCGGTCGCGCTGCCGGAGAAAGTGCCAGTGTTGAGCGTCCCCGACTTGGCCAGCTGGAGGTTCCGATACCCGAGCCCGATCTGGATCTGCCCGGTGCCCTGATTGCGTACGCGCAGACCTACAGCCATTAGCTGTATACCCCATAGTGCAGCGTGATGCCGCCGACAGTGCTCGTGGTCGGCTGACTTGGAAACATCTCCATCCTGACGTGGTAGTTCACCACGTCAGGTTCCCAGTTCCAGGTGATGCTGTTGCCCGATATCGTCACTGATGGGACCAGCATCCCGTACGCCGATCTCTGCCCTTCGCACGTGAAGTAGTAGAAGGGCTCCCCGCCCAAGAAGTCGTTGACGACCAGGCCCCCATTTGCCTCGGGCGGAGCGACCCATTTGTTGTTGGAGTTCACCGGGTTGTAGAGCGGGAACGTGTACGACCCGATCATCTTCGACAATTTGGTGGTGACCGAGGACTCCACGTAGCCGTTTTCGTTTCTCACCCGTAGTCCGACATCAGCCATTACAGCAAGACTCCAAGCTCCACGGCGGGGACGCCGTTGGGGTAATAGACGTAGACGCCTTGGTTGGTGACGTTGAGCCTGTAGCCACCGGCCACTGTTCCATTGAACTCGAAACCACCACCGGCGCTCTTGTTGATCCGCCAGCCGGTCTGCCCCTGCACATAGTCATCGGATTGAATCACGCCGCTGATCTTCGCGTTGGTGATCGCCGCGTCGGCTATATTGGCGTTGGTGATCCACGCCGTTCCGATCAACGCCTGGTTGATGAAGGTCTGCCCGCCTTGGATGACGAACGGCGCGGTGACATTCCCGTTCACCACGTTGATGACGCCAAACCGGTCGGCCTGCATCAGGATCTGGCTCTGGTAGCTGCCATCTGGCTGCTGCTCGACGCCAAGGCCCATGCCCGCCATGTAGATCTGACCAGCGCTGGTGATCTGCGCCTTGACCGTATAGGTCGCGCTGATCCTTCCATTGAGGTCGACAATGGCTTGGCTGGTCTGCTGCACCGATGCCTGGACGCCGCCGAGGTCGATATCACCAACCGTTGCCTCGACGGTATCCACGCGCTTGGCCAGCGACCGATCTGCCTCAGCCATGACCGTCTGCACGGAGGTGCTGCCCGCAAACACGTTCGTGTTGCCAGCCCCCCAATCGCCATCACCCGCGCCTTGGGTATCCAGCTGCGCGAAAAGGCCATCGGTCTTGCGCCCCACGGCCTGCAGGCCGGTCTCTGGATCGTTGACGGCCAGTTCAAGCGAGTCAACTCGGCCCACCACCGCGCCGGCCTGTGCGACGGCATCACCCACGTTCAGCCACTTTGAGCTTGGTGGCTCCTCATTGCCCGGCCCGGTTCCCTGCCAGCTCCAGATCTTCCCGTTGTGAATGACGGTCTGGCCCGGCTCGTAGGTGGCATCAGCAGCCCAGATCAACGGCACAATTCCGCCGATGCTTTCAATCTCCGTCAGAAGCTCCTGTCCCAGTGCGCTCTTGTTGATCAGCCCGGAGAAGTAGACGTCATAGAGGGTCGCATCAGTACTCGCCTCCCCCATCACGCCCGCACCCGTCGGATACCACGGGCCGATGTTGCCCGTCCTGTCCACCAGGCGTGCCCAGAAGTAGAAGCGCGCACCTGCAGCCAGGCCGTCCAGCTGCAGTCGATTCTGAGGGTAGGCGTAGTCACCGAGCTTTACCGCCGTTTCGCGATCCGGCCCGGTGCTGCGCCAGATCTCCGTGCGCTGCGTGTCGGTAGCGCCCGGCGGAAACGCCCATGCCAGCTGGATTCCGAACACGATTGGTGTCGTTGTCAGCGACGTGACTGCCGGCGGCGGTTCGGTCTTGCCGCGGATGTCGGTAAGCATGCTCGTCGCTGGGATCGACACCGCATTCAGGGCATTCACCGCGCGCACCCGCGCGAGATACTGGCCGGCGTAGATGCCCGGCACATCGATGCTTGTCGTGCCCACCCGCCCCGCCCGCACCCAGTTCAGGTCGTCACGCTGCCATTCCACGTCATAGGCGATAGCCTTGTCTGCCGCGTCCCACTGGATGGTCAGCGTGGGCGTGGCGATGCCCTGGTCAATCATCACGTGCGACGACAGGGCCACATTGGTCGGCGGCGGCTGCACGCTGGGCGGGATGATGCTGATGGGTGGCAGCTCCAGGCGCGTACCGTCATCGATCGCCCCATACTTCCCAGGGACGTGCTTCAGGCCCGTGATGTTGTAGGTCAGATCCTCGCCCTCGGCCACGCCGACAACGCGGAACAGCTGCAGCGCCAGCTCGCTGGACTCGGTCGCCCAGATCGACTGGGCCACGGGAATGGCCGACCACGGGGCCGCGACGGTCACTACACCGCTGGCGCGGTCCACGCCGGTGATGGTCCTGCCTTCAATCTTCCCGCTGGGAAGGGTCGCATGCAGCACATCGCCAAGGGCCATTTCATCTGGGATGCGGTCGAGTGTCAGGCTTTCGGCACCAGCGGTGCGCACGCGACCACCGTTGCGCCGGCCTGAGCGATTCGGGTCCGCAACCTGGATCACATCACCCGGCATGCAGTTCAACGCATCCATACCTACCGCGAAGCTCACCGTCTCGGTTTCGAGGTTCTCGGTGTAGAGAATGTGGTTGCCGACACGCTGGGCCTGCGCACGCGAATGGCAGCCGATCGCCGTTACCTCAGTCTGGTTGACGCCGTAGCGAGCGACGCCTTCGCGGTGCTGCACCGGCTCGACCTTCTGCCGACCGAAGTCGTCAGGATCGGTCCACGACACCAGTGCAACCGTATGCCGAGCTTTGCGGCCGCTACCCTCATAACGAAACCGGCCACCGACAACGTTGGCCTGGCTGAAGGTGGCGCTCGGATCCTTCGGCATGTCGGCCGAGGCCATGACCTGCCCCGCCGCATAGAAGCTGATGCCGCGGAACATGCTGGCCATATCCTGCAGCACGCGATACGCATCCGCCCTGCTCTGCAAGTAGAGACTGCAGGTGAATCGAGGCTCACGCCCGCCGAGGCCATCGCTCACCAGCTGATCGCAGTACTGGGCGATCTGATACAGCCGCCACTTGTCCACCCAGTCCAGCGGGATGCGGTTGCCCAAGCCGAAGCGATCGTTGGTCACGATGTCGAAGAACGCCCAGGCCGGATTGTTCGTCCATGCCGACTTGAACGTTCCGTCCCAGGCGCCGTTGGTGGTGCCTGGCCCGCTGGTCGAGTAGATCCGGCTGATTGGGTCATAGTTTGCCGGCACGCGAACTATGCGACCCCAGATGCGGTAGGAGCGCGACGGGATGCTCTGAAACGCGCTGGCATCAACCTGCACTGCTGCCAAGGCGCAGTTCGGGTAGCGAAGTTTCACGTCGATGATCTCGGTGATCGAAAGCACGTTCACCGTGTCCGAGATCAGCGAGTTGTTTCGGTTCGGCGTGATGCGCCGGATGCGCACTTGCCACTGCGACCCCGCTGGCAGGTCAATTCGACGGCTGCGCTCATACTGGGAGGTCGTCTTGCCGGTGATGGCCTCGGTCAGCACCGTAGTGAAGGCACCGCCGTCAACGGCCAGGTCCACCGCGTAGGTGATCGAGTAGCCTTTCCGGTCCCCGTTCTCGCCATCCACCTCCTGCAACGCGGGCACGGCCAGCCGGATGCGAACGGCGGACAAGTCCGGGCCGCTGACAGTGCGAACTACCGGCTCGCCGCCGCGAAGCTCGACATTGACAGCAACCTCATTCTCGACCGAAGGGAATCCGGGGATGTACGACTGGTCCTGCGCGCCAGATCGGGTCTCCACGGTGACGCCGGAGAAGTTGAGCGTACCGTCGGGATTCTGGACGGGCACCTGGTTGAGGTAGATCGACTGGTTGCCAGCTACCAGCCCACGGATCTCGCCCTCGCCCACCAGGTCCACGATGCGCGCCACTGCCATCGAGTGAAGGCTGTCCGGCATCTCAACAGGCGTACGGGCATTGGATCCGCTCTTGCCGCCGGCGCCGGCCAGGCGGGTGGCCTGTCCCACGCCATGGGCCAGCGGTACGTTTACAGTTGAAAGGGTCACAGTTGGTCCTCCGCCTGAATGCCACCACTGATCACGGCAGAGCCCACCAGCATGCCCTTGGTGTCGTGCCCGCCGTAGGGCACCGGCACAGGATTACCTTGGGCTTGCGTGTTGACCGTGCCGTTCATGCTGTAGCTCGGCCTGTTGTCGACGTTGTCCTGCGAGCCAAGTCCCTTCGGCTGCGGGCCAAGCATCTGCGCAACGCCGCCGATCACCATCACAGCGCCCTGAACCATCAGATTGACGTTGCTGGTATAGGCGCCCACAACGATCAGCACCACGCCGAGGATGATGTTCAGCACGCCGCCGCGCTTGCTACCGAGCATCACCGGTGCGATGCGAATGTCCTCAGAGCCAGGAGGATCCTGCAGCTGGTCCTTCGTGATGTTCTGTTTGCCGATGAACACGGCAAACGCCATACCCTGCTCCTTCGCACGGGCCAGATACTGCTGGAAGCCCGGCACGATCGCGCACAGCGCGCGGACGGCCTCCGCCGGGCTGTTCACGGCCAAGCGGAACCTGCGCCCGAACCGGCTCCCCAGCTGCCCATATAGCCGAACGGTGCGCATGCGCTCACCCATGACGTGCCTCCTTGTGGCGAACGATGTAGCGGGTGCGCTCGGTCCACATTCCGCCATAGGGGACGACTTCCGACAGCCGGCCGTGCAGGTGATGCAGCATCTGGCCATCACCCAGGTGGATGCCGGCGTGGTTCGGTACGGTGGAGCGGATCTGCATCAGGATCATGTCTCCGCGGCGAGGCTCGCCCTCGATCTGCTCGAACCCCTCCGCCCGCAGCCGATCCAAGCTGTAAAGATCCTGCCCCTTCTCCCACCAGTCGTCCTCTCGTTCGTACTGGTTGAGGTGGATGCCGAGCTCCCGTGCGTGGAAGTCGCGCACCAAGGTGTAGCAGTCGAGGATGCCGTGGGCGAACTGGCGGCCCACAAGCGGCGCCACATAGCCGCAGGGACTGATGGACTGCAGGTCACCGCACTCGGGGGCTTCACCGGTGACCTGGCCAACACTGACGATGTGCCAGGTAAGGCCGCTCTGCTCGCAGATGACTCGGTCGGCATCGGAGGGCTTGGCTGCCGCGTTGGGATGGCTGTGCACCAGTGCCAAGACCACACCTTGGTCCTCGGCCGCCGCATAGTCTTCGGCGGGCAGAATGAAGTGCTCGCTGGGGGTCGTCGCGACATTGCGGCAGGCAACGTAGGCCTCACCGCCGGCCGTAGCCACAATCAGTCCGCAGCACTCGCGGGGGTAGTCGGCCACGGCGTGCGCCTGGATGGCCTGCAGGGTGCTTTGCTGCATGGGTGTCGCCCATAGAAAAAGGCGCGCGCTGTGCGGGCCTGGGTAGCGCTGCGGGTGCAGCGGGAAATTGCAGATCGTCAGGTGCGCAGCAGGCCTGCTGCCGGGAAGCCGCCATACGGAAGCTCCCTGTCGGCACCGAAGCGAAGCTTGCAGCCGCGAACCAGACCGCTGCACTGGTCACGGGCGGGGTCATCCGTAGGGATGTCGTTGGCGTCGGCGACTGGAGGCCCGGTGTATCCGCAGTAGGGGCCACGGTAGCCGCCCCGGATCAGCCACCCACAAACCCCGGCAATGATCTGTCGGCCGGGAAGCTGCTCCCCGTTGAGGTCGATGGCGGTGGTCAGCTCAAACTCGACCGTTTCCTTGTCCTCGGAAGTCTTGCGCTCGATGAACCACACCTCGTCTTGAAAGTGCTCATCAGGGTCGGCCGTCGGGTTTCCATCCGGGAAATTGGCGGCGTCCAGATACTTCACCAGCGTCTGCCGGCGTATCACCCTGGCCCCGACCAGGTCGTCGAAGGCTAGGCACAAGGCGGAGATACGGCCGTCGATGTTGCTGACGCCAAGCTTGGGCGTCGGCGGCTGATCGCCGGTCCGAGCGAATCCCTCAGTTTTGATAGGCCATGCCCCGTACTCCTGGCCCTGCCACCAGATCACTCCTGACTGCAGGTGCTGGTGAAAGAACAGCTGGTCCGCCCCGAAGCTACTTGCATCCAGTTCGTACAGAGTGACCCGGCCACCTGGCTCGAGTTGCTGGGCATCGGCGGTGATCATGACATCACCACCGCTGGGGCGGACTCACCAGCATCCAGCGGCAGCTCGACCGTAGCTGGCCAGGCGTAAGCTGTTGGCTGCGGCAAAAGCGCACGGACCTGATCCCACGTCTCAACACCTTCGGGCGGGCTCAGCACCAGGCGTTCCAGTGCCTGATTCACGTCATCGCGCCATGCCACCATCGCCCTCGCTTCGAGGCGATAGCGCTCTACGCTGCTGTTGAAGTAACCCACGCACGTTTCAATGCTGTCGTAGCCGCGAACAGCCACGACACCGCGCATCCATGTGAATGCTGCATCGCGGATCGCACGATAGTGTTCCGGGCTGTGAGGAGCAGGGCCGACAGGCTCAAACGGTAATGGCTCGTTGATTTGCAACCACTCAGTCGGCCACATCCAATGACCACGAGGAATGGTGGTATTTGTTTCAATATTCACGATCACATCAGGGTTTTCAGTCCTGCGGTACATGTTCAAAGCTCCGCATCAAACAGGTAGTTGGTGGAGAATGCGTAGGACCCCGTAACGGTCACGAAAATTTCAACCCCGTAACGAGTTGTGGCACTCGCGCCGATACCAGAACACCCATACGCATATGTCGTGTTGCTGAACGTCACTGCAGGTGTTGTCCGCATCTCATGCGCCACGAATAAGCCCGCGCCCGTATTACTGACGGGCCCGCTAGCTTGCCGGGAAGAAACAAATCCGTAGCGGCAATATCGCCGGCACAGCACCAGTTCTGATGCTCGGCTACGGTACTCAAATGACGTGACTGTAGCACCACGTTCGAGCTGTATCATCGTGGTTTCGAACAACCCCGTCTGTCCTACCAATTGATTACCGTGACCAGTGGCGGCCGCGAAATCGAAGACAACCTGAAGGTTGTCATTTTGGCCTATCGTCTTACCAGCAACTGACGGCAAATCGAACGTGCACGTGTATCTTTTGAATACTGTATCCAAGGTGAAAACATCACCATATACCGTAATTGGTGAAGACCCACCCGCACCAAAATCCTGGATTAGGCGAACGCCTACCTTTTTGCCTGCGGCATTGGCACGCATCCAGAAGGACAGAGTGACTTTCCCTCCCGAACAGACAAACACATTTTCGATCTTCTGCCGAATCCATGAGCTCGTAACACCGGCCACCACATTGGCGCCCAAGTAGTTCCGGGGCGCGTTCTCGGCGGGAAGCGGCTCATTGAAACTGCCCACCCCCCAATTAGATGACGCGGAACCCAAGGACGCGAAACTCCACCGATCTACCGTAAACGTCTCAGTATTTGTGACATTGCCAGCATTCCCTCTTTGAAAGACGCTGATGCTTCCATTGATGAGAAGATTCTTGCCTTGGATCCGCGCGCTAATGCTTCCGCCATCACCCAGTTCATCGTAGATCTCTTTGAAGTTCTCGTTGGTCTTCGTGAAGGCAATCTTGGCAATGTCGCCGATCCAACCGGGGTTTTGGGTGTCCGTATCAATGATCTGTCGTGCCATGGCCTTTCCTTACGGCTGGAACGTTTGTTCAAAGGTGCAGCTGATGCGCAGGTAGCCTTCAAGCTCGTCCACTGCGGTCAGCTTCGTACAGCGGTAGAGCTCTTGGAGCTCACCGGGCGGCGTCCAGAGAAAGGACTCGCCTTGCCGCCGCCGTAAGCGCAGAAATGCCTTTGCTGCGCCCATCTGATCCAGTTCTCGGTGGCCCCAGAGCTCGAGGTTCCATATCTGCCTTTCGTTGTTGATGCCGTCGGGCGCTTCCTGTGAATAGCCATCCCCGAACGTGACTGCACGGGTGACAGCCTCGTATTCCACGCTCGGCGGCGCGCTATACACGCACCAGACGAAGGTCTCTTTCATGTTCGATATCCCGCCCCGTAGAGGAGCCCACCAGGCCGCAGGTTCTTGACCGCCCACTCGTTGATCGCGCCGGTGAAGCTGTCCCGGATCTGCTTGTCGGTGACCTCTGGCTGGTCGCTTTCCTGCTCGGTGGTGTTGATGTTCAGGTTTCCCTGGATAATCAGCCCACCTGCTCGCCCAGCGCCCGCTGTGGAAGTGCTGACTGCGCCGCCGGTGTCGTACCCCTTCAGGCCCTTGCGCATTGCTTCGACCACGTCGACGCCACCGGCGCGCGCGACGTCCTTCTGTGACCACACCACCTCGCCCTTGTGCACGACGCCTGCTGGCTCGCTCACGCCACCATCGCCCGTGTAGCCACCGGTGGAATAGCCGCCGCCCAGCTTCATGTTCTGGAACAGCTGGTTGTTGATGCTGCTGGTGCCGGCGTTGACGGCCTGATTGCCAGCGGCAGAGACGCCACCGCCACCCCAGGCGCTGGCCACCGCGTTCACGATGCCCATGATGGCCTGGCGTGCTGCGATCCTGGCCAGATCGGCAAGGATGGCCTTCGTCATGTCAGAGAAGCTGGCTTTGCCCGTCGTCGTGAACTGCACCCAGGCATCTTCGAAGCTCCCGATGACGGTGTTGACGACGCCTCCCATCTGCTGAGCGGCGTTGCCAGCCTGCTGCTGGTAATTCGCCCATGCAGCGCTGGCACCAGCCAACCAGTTGCCCTCGGCCTGGCGGAGTTCTTCATATCCGTTCTTGATGATCTGCAGCCGATCAAGTGTCTTGGCGTGGAGCAATGCCCGCTCTTCTTCGAACGTCACCTGGTCAATCTGGTCCGCGTTCCGCTGCAGGCTCAGCTCCCGAAGTTTGTCCGCCTCATCGGCGATTGCCTCGTTGATACGCTGCTGTACTTCGTACTCGCGATCACCCATCCCCACACGCTGGGCTTGGGTCGTCAGCTGCCGGTGTAACGCTTCGTTGCTGGCGTCCAGAGCGCTGGCGTAGGCTTTGACCGCGTTCTCACGCGCCTTTGCTGCCGATTCTTCCTCCTTCTTCAGCACTTCCAGCGCACTGGCGCCCTCAATTCGCAGCTTTGCCAACCGGGCCTCGAGCTCACCAATCTGCCGGTTCACGTTGATGGCATCCTTGCCGCTGACGCCCTGCTTCTGCAAGAACTCGATCTGTTGCTGGAGCGACCGGGACTGTGCATCGGTACTCTGCTGCAGAAGATCACGCATGCGGCTGTAATACTCGGCGGCGGTGATCTCACGGGCGGAATACTGGGCCCTCAGCATCTGGGTTCCGGCAGTGATCTGTGCCTGTTCGGCTACCAAGTCGTCCTTGTATCCCTGCAGTCCCGCTGACCTTGATGCTGCACCGGTGCCTGCGGTCGGCTTTTCGCGGTACTTCTTTTCGATGGCCGCGACGGCGGCTGCACGACGCTGTTCGATTTCCTCGACCTCTTGGACGAGCCCAGAAGCCTGGGCCTTTCGCCGTGCAGCCGCAGCTTCGCCATTGATCCGTTCGACTTCCTGCCGCTTCTTCGATTCCTTGCTGGCCTGCGCATCGATGATGGCGTCCATCTCGGAGACGAACTCGGTGGACGCGGTCTGCGCAGCTTTGACCTCTGCATCTTTTCGCTCTTTGATCAGATCAGCGGCCAAAACTTTGATCTTCTCCGAGCGGTCCTTGATGGACTTCTCCATCGCCGCCAGCGCGATGGGATTCCTGGCCAAGGGCAGTCCCCGCTGGTTTCCCGAAGCCAGATCGTTCAGCTTCGCCAGCTCTCGCTGGTTCTCCGCGACCAGCTGCTGCATCTGCGCCGCAGCAGGCCCGAGGCCGACGTTGGCCTGCATCGCAGACCACGCCTTCGTCGCCTCCGCCCACAGGTCCTTGAAGCCGCGGATCACCGGATTCTGGCTTGCACGGACCCGGGCAAGCGCCATGACGGTCTCATCGGCCGCCGCACGGGTGATCACCGTTACAGCATCCTGGTTGCGGCCCTGCTCCTGCAGCGCTTTGACCTGCTCGTAGAGAGCAACGGTCATGAAGTTGACCTGCTCGTTGAGCTTCTGGGAGTTCTTGATCGGATCTTCAGCAAGCTTCCCATACAGGGCGACCGTATCCTCGATCGCTTGCCCGGTGACTTCCTTCATCGCAACTGCCGCGGCAGCCACTGCCTGCATGTTCTGCGCAGCAATCCGGCCATTCGCACCAACGGCCTGGGCCACCTCGGCACCGGCACCGGCAGTGACGTTGAGCGCATCGCTGGTCCGTTGCGCGAGCGACACCAGGGTGAGGGTTGTGGCGGCGGCCTCATTGCGCGACAGCACCAGCGCCTTCGTGTAGGCCTGGGCCTGCTTCTCGGCGTCGTACCAGGCGTAGACCAGCAGCCCAACAGCGGCGGCCGACACCGTCACCGGGGTGACCATTCCCAGCACCGCGGACGACACTCCCTTCAATGCCGGCTCGACACCGCCGAAGCTGTCCTTGATCTGCCCGCCCTGCTGCACCAGCACCGTGAAGAAGGGCATGCCGCCCTGCAGGCTGGTGAAGATGTCGGTGAACTGGGCCGGCAGCTGACGCATGGCCTGCGCCGTCTGGCCCGCAGACACACCGAGGTCGGTTATGCCGTTCTTCGCCGGCAATGGCCTGGCCGCCTCGCTGCGCACTTCGCGCAATTGACGGGTGAGCACGCCCAGCCCCTGCCTGATGTCGGCCAGGTCCGCACTGATGCGAACACGGAGATTCGCTGAAGGCTCAGCCATGGGTCATCTTCCCTTGTGTCTGCCCCACGGGGGCGTGGCCACGCAGTGCGGCCAGATACATCTGCCAATCGGCTGCTGGTGCAGCCATAGCCATGCGGGTGGCCACAGCGAACTCGGCGATGCGATCGCGGTCGTCTTGGGCGGCGGCTGCGGTGAAGGCCCGCAGCTGCGCCAAGGTGTATGTCAGGACGTCGCGCCGAGAATGCCCGTGCGCGATCAGGTACTGGACTAGGTCGGGGAGGCCGTACTCTCTGCCGCCGACGGCTTGGCCATCAGCAGCAGGCGCTGCAGCCGGCGGGCAAAAAAATCCCGGTTCAATCCCACAACGGCCTCCAGCAGATCGGCCACTTCGTCCAAGGTGCCGGCGGCGATCCAGCCTGCTTCCCTGTCGACTGCCACAGCCAGGGCAGCAGCGATCTCTGCGCCGTCCTGCTCGAGCAGATCGAGCATGATTGCGCCGATGGCAGCCGGCTCCGCCGCCTCGACCGCGCCGGCCATCATCGCCACTCGGGCGATGATGGTGCGGCTGGCGGTGATGAACGGGCCAACCTGCTGCAGCCGCAGCGGCCCCACCACCAGCATCTCGCCACGGAAGGTAACCGTACGGGTTGGCGGGGTAATGACGTCTTCGTCGGTCACGGCTTACTTCTCCTGCTGCCAGGCGAAGTAGGCGGATTTGTCCGGGCCCGTTACCTTGGAAGAGTCCTTCAGCAGAGCGCCCGGAACGCTGCCAGCACCGAATTCATTGCCGATCAGGCCCATGCTCTCGATGACGCCACCGGTGACCTTGTGCGCCACCAAGCGCACCAGCTTGCCGCCACGCGCCTCGTTGGCGCCGTAGAACTGCATTTCGTAGAAGGCCTGTGCGGTCACAGCCGCTTCCACATGCCCCAGATCACCGTGTTGATACGTCACATGGATGTTGGCTGCACCTCCGACGGAAGCCGGGATCGTCGAGTCTGCCGGGATGAACAGCATGCCGCGCTCGAATCGGAAGTCCTTGCCCTCTTCGAACTCGGTGGTGCCGGCGATGTTTTCCACCGTGGTGATGCTGCTGGCAAGGTGCTGCAGGGGCACGAACGAGCCCTTTACCGCGACGGCAGGTTCGTCGGCCACGCTTGCTGCGGCGATGGAGCTGGCCTTGCCGCGCGTGGCACGTGCAAAGTTCTCCGGATTGAAGTCGTGGAAGGTGTAATTGAGGTTGTAGCCGGTCACGCGATCGACACGGTTCGCCGTGCCGCCACCCGGGTTCTGGTAGTCGGCCAGTTCGATGGTGTTGGTCTGCGGCGCGACGGTGAACGCGGACACGTTACCCACTTCGAGGAACGGTTCGTTGCTGCCCCACTTGCGGATCAGGACGATGCCGCTGCCCAGGTAGCTGTAATCTTCGGCCATGATGGCTCTCCAGTTGGGTTGCCGCTGAGCGGCGGGTCATTTCTTGGGGATGTGGGTCTGGTAGGTAATCAGGACGCCGACCCATCCGGCGCTGGCCTTGTCCGGCATCAGCGGTTCCATGCCGACGTAGACCGGCACCTGGATGCCATCGGGGAAGTTGCGCGCTGTCTCGCGGCTGTCCATGGCCGCCTCGACGTCGGTGACCAGGTCGTCCAGCTTCCGCTGGTAGCCATCCGTGTCGGCGGGGACCTTGGCGATGACGCTCACTGTGGTCAGCCGATGCGTGTTGACCTTTGACGGCGTCTCCGCCCGCTGCTGTTTCTCGATGACAGCAGTCAGCACCGCCTGGGTGTCCTGGTCGCCCGGGGCGGGCTCGAGCGTCCAGCCGGCGCCGGCATCGGTCAGGTAGCCGTTCTCTGTACTGATCAGCTGCAGCGTTTTGCCCATCGCCAGCAACAGCTGGCGACGCGGGCTGGAAATGGCATCAGGCACTGGCCACCTCCCACACCGCCGTCGACTCATCGGCACGGATCTTCTGAACCAGCTTCAGCCGACGACCGGTGCCATCAATGCGCACCACGCCGCCAGTTCGCGGGGAAACCTCGGCCAGCTGCAGGGTGATCCGATCAATGGTGGTGGCGATCGGTGCCACGTCGTCCGCTGTGAACTGCTCAACGGCCTCGTCCAGCATCACCGTGCACGGAACCTCCGCATCTGCGCCCGGGGCCAGATAGTGAGCGGCGTCGGCCACGCCGGCGGCACGGAAGGCACCGAACGCGACTGCGTCGAAGGCCTGCATGAATGCTCTCTGGTTCAAGGCAAGGGCCTCGCGGTTTCCATGGCCTTCTCCAGCTCACGCTTCAGGAAGAACGGCATCAACCGCTTCCAGGTGTCCTCGGCCATGCCGAAGATGTCGTAGCGCGGGCTGTAGCCGGCTGTGTTAGTGAAGATGAAGATCGAGCGGACACCGGAGCCGCGGCCGATGCGCTCGTAGATGCCAGGCCGCAGTGCGCCGCGTCGCCTGGTGATCACGAAGTACTCGCCGTCCCGGTTGCCCTTTCGACGACGCCGACGCTGTTTGCTTACGTCGGTTTGGTTCTGGTAGCGGTCCCGCTGCGCCCCCAGCTGGGACAGGATCTTCGTCACCTGCCCGGCCGGCACGTTGCCGAACTGGTTGGCCTGGGCGCCCCGCCCCATCACTGCGAACTGGGTCGGTGACAGCAGACCTCGGCTCTGCAGCAGCCGCTCGAATCCTTTCCGGCGACGTTGGCCACCCTCGACTTCTGCCAGCAGGTACTTCGCCGGCGGCGTGCCCTTGAAGGCTTCGTCGCGGATGTAGATCTCGGCATACGGCTGGGCCTTGGTGGCCTTCCGGTACATCGCCGCATTCGTGGTCAGCGGCGTGGGGCGATCGAACACGCGGGGCGCTTGCCGCTTCCACCGTTCGCGGATCTCGTAGGCCACCTTGTTGGCGGCCTGCGAGGCGGCGAACGGCAACTGCGACTGCTCAAGCTCCGTGAGTTGTCTCCGGAACACGTTGTCGGGGTCCACCCCGATTCTGATCTGGGCCATACACCCTCCTGCCCGGCCCGCCGCAGCGGGCCAGGCACTGCTGGCTTACTTCGCGCCGGCCTTCAGGCGGATCACCGCGTCCGGTCGGGTGTTGAGGTTGAGCGGGTTGGACTGGCTTTCCAGTTGGATGCCCTTGTTCATGCGCATCGGGGCGGTCTTGGTGTAGTACGGCAGGCCGATGCCGCGCACCGTTTCCAGGTAGTCCGCCGGCGCAAAGCGGGTCAGGAACATGTCCGGCACACCCAGCGGGAACGCGATGGCTTCGCCGTCGTCCAGGGCCAGATCGCCACCGGTGTTGCCCTGCAGCTCTTCGAAGGTGATATCGCCGAACACGAAGCCCTTGCGGACGTCATCGCGCAGCGCGGCACCGTCCTGCCAGCGCTCGTAGGCCTTCTGCACGTCGGGGTGGTCGGTCAGGGCGTCGAAGAAGCCGGCGCTGCAGAACACATGGATGCCGGTGTACGGGATGCCACCCAGCTTTTCCTCGATCGCGCGCTTGATGGCCATGCACTTGGCGCGGACCTTGGTGGCGTCCTTGTTCAGCTCCATGCCGATGACGGTCTGGTCGACCCCGAATTCTTCGTAGAAGTCGATGATCACCGAACCGTCGGCATCGAGCAGCTTGCCCTGCAGCGCGCCCATGCGGTGGTATTCGATGGTGAAGTCCAGGTCGCGCTTGTGCACCGCCTGCAGCGCGTTGACCACCGCGGCAACGTTGTTGCCTTCCGGGTCGGCCGGGTCATACACGCCCAGCAGCTGGTCAGCCATGACCGTCGAGTTCTGCGGCAGGTGGGTGGTTTCCAGCAGCTTCACCTTGCCACGCTCCAGTCCTTTGGGCTGGCCGGGCGCGCCGCGCGGGGCGTTCGGGACCAGCACCAGCTTGGTGCCATTGACACCCACCTTGACGATGGTGGTGCCGACCAGGCCCTCTTCCTGGAAAAGGCGCATGTCGGCCAGCCGCGTGGAGATGCGCGGCAGATTGTTGATGTAGGCGTTCAGGGCGTCGAAGCTCAGAACGCCCAGCGCCAGAAGGGTCTGCAGATCCATGGTGATTTCTCTCTCGAAAGGGGATACGAAAAGGCCCCGTCGAAGCGGGGCCAAGGGTCAACGGGTGAAAGGGACGCTGTTCAGCGGTCAGCCGCCGGCAGCGGCGATGGTGATGGTGTCGCTGATGGCTTCGTCCAGGTCGGTTGCGGTCACCTTGAGGGTGTAGTCACCGGCGGCGCTCAGCGTCGCGGCATCCCAGGTGATGACGCCGCCCACGGCTGCCTTCGCACCACCGCCTGCGAGGTTGCCGGTGCCGCTGGCCTTGGCCAGGGTGGCGCTGACGGTGCTGCCGGTGACCAAGGCGCCGAATACGTCCTTGACGTGCGCCACGATTGGGCCCAGCGCAACACCGGCGGTGCCGGTCAGTGGTGCGGACACGAACACCAGGTGATCGGCGGCGTTCGACGCAATCGGCTGCTGGGTCCAGCGGGTGATGATGCCGGACTCGGCCAGGCTCAACGCGGCCAGGAGCTTCTGATCGGCGGTGACGCCGCTGGCCCATACCAACTTTTCGCCGAACACTTCGGCGTCGCGCGCGATCGCCGCGCCCTTGACGGCCAGCGCCGCAGATTCGGTACCAGTGTCGACCGGGCCGTACAGCACCTTCACTGCGTCGGTGCCGTTGGCAGCGACGGTGTTGTCTGCCTTGAGCAGGGTGCCAGCGGACAGCACGCCCTGCCCGGCCGGCAGACGGATCAGTTCGCGGCTGCGCTCGCCGCCCGCTTCGGACAGCAGGAATTCGCCGGTACGGTTGCCGGCCAGGGAGATTTCCATCGTCAGTTACCTCGTTGCTTGTAGATGTGATTGGGATTCAGCTTCGCCTTGTTGTCGGCGGCGCGTTGATCGGCCATGGAAGCCGGGTGTGCGGTGACGACCTGCGTGCTGCGGCCTTCCTCCGCCTTCATCGACAGCAGCTGTGCACGCACCGTGTCGAGGTCGGTGTTCTTCTCGATGAAGCTGGCTGCGAGGGTGTCATCGCCACGCAGCGCCGCAGCGCAGGCGTCCTGCACGGCGGTCGCGTACTCAACGGCGCTGGCAGCCGGTTCGGCCTCCTGCGGTGGGCGGCGCAGGAGGGCGACTGCGAGCGCTGGCGGCAGTTCACTGGCTGCGACTGCTGCTGCCAGCGCTGCTGCCGGGTTCTCCACGACGGCTGCGGGCGGTGCTGGTGCGGCCTCGGGCGCCGGGGGCACTACCGCTGCCTCCGGCTCATCGTCAGAGTCGGGGTTGCCCGGCGCGGGCGGCGGTGCGGCTTCGGCAGCACCGAGGTGCGCGATCAGGTCGTGCCAAGTACCGATCCGGGTCGCGAAGCCCACTGCCACGGCGGACTGGCCGCGGTAGCAGGCCGCCTCGGTGGCGCGCACGGCGTCCGCCTCCATGCCGAGATTCCGCGCCACGGTGTCCACGAACATCGTGCGCATGTCTTCCAGATCGGCCATTGCCTCGGCATGCGCCTCCTCGCTGAGCGGGAAGTTCGGGTTGAAGTCGACCTTGCGGGCGCCGGCGAACAGCGGGGTGACCTTCAGGCCGATCTGGGCGTTGTTACCGCTCCAGTCCTGGTGGAAGCGCACAACGCCGACCGACCCGACGCCGCCAGTGCGGCTGATCCAGATCTCATCGCACGCCGAAGCGAGGGCGAAGCAAGCCGAGTACGCTTGGTCATCGACCAACGCATACAAGGGCTTTCGGCCACGCGCGTCGAAGATGTGGTCAACAAGGTCGAAGCAGCCCGACGCCATACCACCCGGCGAATCCAGCCGCAGGATGATGGACGTCACCGCATCGTCGTTGAGCAGCTCATCGAAGGTGTCACGTACTGCCGCGTAGCTCACCGGCCCGGGGCCACTGCCGCCGGGCATGGGCCGGTTCACCATCGCACCGGACAAATTGATCACGCCAATCAGGTTCTGGGTGATTCCAACCGTCTCCCCGCCGGGTCCCGACACTTCGAAGCGGTCGGCCTTCAGCACGCTGTCGTCGCTGGTGACCTTCCCTTCCAGATAGCCGCCCACCAGCGCTTCACCGATGGCCGGCTGTACCAGCAGGGGCTGATTGAGGACCGCGGCAGCGAGCGAGGCCACCACGGGCGCACGGCTGCCGCGACCCAGCATTCGGGCCAACAGGCCAGGCTTACTCGTCATCGTCATTCCTTTCATCGTCGTTGGCGCCAGGGGCGCCGGGTTCGTCGTCCTGCCGGGCACCAGAGGCGTTCGTACGCCTCGGATCGCTGTCATAGCGAAGCCCGGCCGCGTCTGCGCGCTCGTTGTCCAGCGCCTGCTCGGCATCAACCTGTTCGGGATCCTCGCCAGCGCTCAGCACCACCTTGCTGCGCGACTTGAAGCCAGCCCGCACCGCCTTGAGTTCGGAGGTCACGTCCTGAACCGGATGGCTCCAAGGCCAGCCTTCGGGCACCCACAGGGTTTCGGTCACGTCATCACGAAGGGCTGCATAGCGCGGCACCTTCAGCAGACCAGACAGCACCGCCTGGTCGATGAAAGCGTCGCGCACCCGCTGGCAGAACATCGGGATCATGAAGAGCCACTGGTCCTGCTCGATCACCCGGCGGAACTCGTTGAGGATCAGGCGCAGCGCGCGGTCGGATACGTTGCGCAGGTCGCCGGTGAGCACTTCATAGGGCACGTCCTGGCTGGCACAGATCGCCAGCAGGTGCCCACGCAGGAACTCGGCATAGTCCGAGCCGGCGCTGGGCGGATCGGCGAAGTCGATCTTCAGACCAGGCGGCAGCTGCTGCAGGGTGCCGGGCTCGAGGCCACCAATGGCCGTGCCGTCGGCATCCTCGCCGGTGATCAGTTCGCCGACGCCATCACCATCCTCGCCCTCTCCGTTGGCGTCGGAGGTGATGAACCCGGCGAACAGGTTGGCAAGGGCCTGGCGCTCCAGCACTGCATCATCGAGGCGGTCCAGGTTGAACATGCGCAGCAGGGCTGGGGCAGAACCCGGCACACCGCGCATCGCACCGGCTCGGTTCGGCCGGTACAAGTGCAGCACCTGCTCGGCCGGCACGCGCACCAGCTCGTTGCCGTTGACGGTCAGCTGCAGGTCGCCCGGGTGCTCCCGGTACATCCAATAGGCCACGCGGCGACCGATGCTATCGACCTCGATGCCCTGCCGGATCACGTTGCCATTGCTGGCCACACCGTTGTAGTGCTGCGGGCACTGCTCAGATTCGATCAGCTGCACCTGCAGCGGCACAGGCAAACCGTCTTCAGGTCGCCGATACCGGATGCGGGCGAACACCTCGCCTGCCTCCTTCCACTCGCGCCAGGCAAGCGCTTGCAGGCCGTCCCAGCCAAGCACGCCATCGGCATCAGCGTACTTGCCCCAGCGGGTCCACAGTTTGGTGAGCTTCTTCTTGTGGTCCTTCGTTCCCCAGATCGGTTTTGCCTGGATGCCGGTGGCGATGCCATTGGACACGCTCTTATTCAGCGCGCTGACCATCCAAGGGTCATTGCGGGCCAGGTGCCGTGCCCTGGCCAGCAGTGTGGGCAGGCCAATCAACGCAGCATTGGGACCGAGCGAGGTCGGCCGGAAGGTGCGTAGGCGTCGGCCGTTGCCGGCAGCGCGGTAGCTGCTCTCGGAGATATCAGACATTGCCGGTCCCCGATTGGTAGAGGCGCACGATGCGGCGGCGCCGCGGTGCACCTGCGGCCTGGCCCAGCTCATCGCGCATCTGCTTCAGCAGGCGGCGCATCTCCACCAGGCTCTGGTAGGTCACGGTGCGGTCGGCATATCGGACGCTCAGCACGCCGGCCGCAATCGCGGCCTCCAGTTGTTCGACTTGCTTGGTGGTGAATGCCATTTCAGCGTCCCAGGTACTTGCTTCGGATGACGCGGCGGGTGCGCGTGCGCGGCGTTGGCGCCGGCGCTACGTCGTCTGCCCTCACGTCTGGGTTGTCGTCCCACGGCGCAGCCCATGGCGGCGGCGCGGTCCAGTTGATGGCCGGAACCTTCAGCCACAGCGCCATGCCCTCTGCATATCCGCAGAGGTCGAACGCCTCATTGCGCCGCTTGGCCAAGTTCTCCCAGCCCCTGGCCGTCCGCGATTCGGCTGTCAGTTCGGCGTAGAACGCCTCTGGCAACCAGTCGGGGAAGTGGTAATAGCCCGGGCCGGGCTCGGCCCGCTTCACGTTGGCGTCTACCGTGTCCTTCAACCGGTCCACATTGAGCAACAGCTGCGGCACATCGCCCTTCGACCCTGATTTGCGGTCCCGACGCTTGCTGCTGTCGGGGAAGGTCTCGCGGAACAGTCCACCCTCGCGGCGCGCATCGCCCTTGATCAGCCTGACCCTGGCGTGCAGCTTCCGGGCCTTGAGCGAACGCCAGAACTCCAGCGCGCGTATCGAGGTTCCCGATTTGCCACCCCAATCGATGCCCACCGCATGCACGGGCATGCTGCGGCCGGTAGCGTCATCCAGCGGGTAGCGACGGCTGATGACCTTCTCGACTAGGCGTTCCCAGTCTTCCAGGTACTTCGGCGGGTCCAGCGGCAGAAAGCCACCGGAGCCGTCTTCGCGCTTGGACGTGCGAAGGGTGAAGGAATCCACCACCCAGCGTTCCAGCTGCCCGGATTCGCCGATGCCGAAACCCAGCACCAGCACGACGAAGCGGTTGGCCTGGACGTCGACCTCAGCCAGGAGGAAACGTACGCCAGCGGGCACCGCGCCAGCAGGCCAAACCTCGGCGCGCTCCTGCATCTCGTTCGGATCGCTGGCCGACCGCGCCGCCATCGGCACGTAGTTGATCGCCCCGTCCACGTTGTGCGTGGTCTTAAGCGGGCGCTCTTCACCGGTGGTGGCGAAGGTCCTCAGCGCCTGCAGGTAGCGCTCGATCAGCGATTCCCATGACTGGTAGGACGCTGCGACACCGCCGAGCCAGTAGCTGGCGATGCGTGCCTCCGGCCGTTCACCAGTGACCGTGCCGTCGGCGTGCACGACTTGGCCCTCTGCAGCCCATACGCCGCTGCGGTTCATCCCATCTTTCCACCGGTGCTGCAGCCCCACACCGCAGTGCGGGCAGTGCAGCAGCGAGTAGTGCCGCGCCATCTTCTGCACGTCGTCCAGCACGACCCGTTCGAGCAGTTCCTCCATCGGCGGCAGCGCGAATCCGTCGTAGCCTGGCGCTGCCTGAAACCGCTCGCCGCACTCCGGACAGGGCCAGTACCAGCGGCGCCTGTCACCGCGCGCATACAGCGCGGCGATGCCCGCTGCTGGTGGACCCTGGTGCGGGTTCAACGGCTTCCAGGCACCGTCGGCGTAATCGTTTGCCGGGCTCGACTCGGCGACCACCATGCCGGCCGACATGTACGTCTGCGTACGCTTCAGGCCCAGGCCGAAGCACTCATCGATCGTCAGGTCGCCGGTGTAGTTGTCCACGTCCGTCATCAGGACGTCGTGAATGTCCTTGCCTGAAAGAACCGAGACCGACGGCCAGCCCATGCGCAGCGACATTCCCGACCGGAAGAACTTGAGCAGGATGTTGTCGTCGTGGGCACGCGGGCTCAGCCGTGACCGCAGTTCCGGGCTGGCAGCGATGCTGCGGGCGATACGGGTCTTGCTGTAGTCCTCAGCTGCATCCTTGGACATCTGCACAACCATGGCGTCGGCCGGGTTGCACGTAATCAGGTACGCCAGGCGCGCATCGATCAGCGAGATAGTCTTGCCCGACCGCGCCGGCCCTACGAACACCACAGCCTCGTAGTGGCGGCTGCCGGTGGTGTCCAACGGCTCGACCATGTAGGGCGTGGTATCCGGATCCCAGGCTCCAGCGGCGCCGGCGGCATTGGCCACCTGCAGCACCCGCGCACCCTCGCTCACCCTGATGCGGCGCGGCGGCCTGATCATCTCGGCAACGCCCTGGCGCACGCTACGCGCTGTCGCGTACGTCGTCATCGGTGATGCCCTCGTACATGGATTGCCGGACGCGATCGCACTCGTCCTGGACCTTGACCACCTGCTCCGGAGTGAGCCCGGCCTTGCGCTCGAGCACATCTGGGAGCGTGTCGAAGAACTGCACGACCTTCTTGACCAGCTCGGCGTAATCCGCCTCGACCTCAGCGGCCGGCACGAGCTGCCCGATGGTCGATTCGACCTTCAGGCGTTCGTTCTCCGACTGGTAATAGGCGCGCCGCTCCATCGGAGGTAGGTCACGCGGGTCGACAACGCCCTCAGCACCGAATGCTGCAGCGCCCGGATTGACCAGCGCGGGGGCTGCATCGGCCAAGCGGTAGACGTCGTGCCCTGCCCGCTTGGTCAGCGGCGGAACGCCGGCCTCCTTTAGACGCTTGCTGGCCGTTCGGCGGTCCATCCCGAACTCATCCGCCAGCCTGGCCACGGACCAGCCTTTGGTGAATTCGTGGATGTCAGCCATGTTCTACCCGATGCGCAGCCTATTCAGGGCCGAAATTGCGGTTTCTCCCGAGAAAATCCGCCGAAAACGTGGCCTGTGGTGGAGCACCATAGAGGCCGAAAAACTGTCAATTACCGGGGTCCGAATCCCCCCCGGTTGCTGTGGATAAACTCAGGGGCCCCGCCTTCGTGAAACCTCACCCGTGGAACTTGATCTGCGCCGGGACGACAGCTAAAAGGTGCGGTCAACCCCGATCACGGCTTGGCAACTGCGGACGTGGTCGTCGGCGTCACGGGCGATTTGAACAAGATCTCCCGCGACCTCTGCTCGTAGTTGGGCGTGCGCATCACGTTCGATGGCGCCGGCGACGGCTTCGGACAGACGAGCGGTATTGCAGGTGGCGAGGTCGTCGCGCAGCTGCAGGCTGCCATCGCGCACGCCAGCGACAACAGCAGCAGGGAGGGCCTCGGCCGCAGTGCGGTCTTCTTCATGCTTGGCTCCGATGGTGGCCAGCGCTGCGGCCTGATTGTGCTCGATGGCACGGGTCTGGTTGACCTGCTGCACCTGGACGGCACCGGCGCTGGCCTGCTGCCGGGCTTCAGTGCCATGGGCGCGATCGCCGCGCCAAGCCCAGCCGGCACCGAACATGCCGGTCGACCAGGCGACGAACACCAGCACCACGATCACGGTCCGATTCACGTCAGGCTCCTGCGCCGCGGCGGCCAATGTTGAAGTAGAACTGGATGATTCCGCCCATGGCCGTGTTCAGCCCGCCGATGAGCATGAGGAAGGCGTCCTTGTTCCCCTCGGGGATGGCCACCGCCAGCATTGCGGCCATGCCCATGCCGATCAGGAACAGGATCAGAATCGCGATTCCGGCCCTGGCCGCGCCCACGTTGCGTGTTGCGAAGGTCATGCGGCACCTGCCAATGCGTGAATTTCCTCCAGCGCCCAGTGATAGAGCTGCTGGTCGACGATGGTCACGCGGGTGAGGCGCTTGCCCCGCACGACCTTGATGGCGACCTGAGTGGACTGCTGGACCGCCAGCAGCACGAAGGCGATCCGTTGCTTGGTCGGGTCCGGCTCCTGCAGCACTGCGAGCGAGTCGCTCACCATCTCGCGGATGGCAGTCAGCAGTTCTGCGGTGGGGTTCTTGGCCTTGCGGCTTTCCAGTACCACCAGCACGCCCTGCAGCTGACTGACCGGCGAAAGCCTGGCCGGTTTCTTCTTCGCCGTCATACGGCCAACGCCTTCAGCGCGCGCGCATATCGCTCGCGGCGGTCTGCTGCGCCGGTGTGGCCGCCATTGACCCTTTCGGTGATGTCGTCGAATCGGCCAGCGTCGGCCAGCTTGTTGAGATTGCGCGCGTCCCAGAATGCCCCTGCGGCAAGCGCGCCCCACTTCGGCTGCTCCAGCGCTTCCGGCTGAGCCTCGAAGTCCGGAACGGCCTTGATGCCCTTGGCGCGGAGAGCATCACGGATCGCGGCATAGCTGGCCCTTCCAGTGTTCTGGATCGGACCGCGACCACGGTAGCGGTAGCCATCGCCACTAGCCTCGGAACCATTGCCCATGCGGTTCGCATACGCGTTGTTGCCAATCGCCACCGGCTTCCGCTCCAGCGCGCGTGCCAGGTCGTTCGGCCTCTTCGGCTTGGCCTTGGGGTCGACCGCGTATCGACTCGGCCAGGTGTCTGCCAAGCCCTGGGCGCCGTAGTTCAGGTTCTCTGTCATACGCGTTAGCCCACCCGATTCATGGCCAACTTGGGCTAGGAACGCGGCTACTCGCTTCGCCGTGCTGATGCCAAACGCATTACAGGTGTCGGTCAGGGGCTGGGCCCACTGGGCAGAAACGGCGGCACTGCAGCCAACCGCCTGCTGGATTGTAGAGGCGGTCAGGATCATGACGTTGGATTTAGTTCGGAGAACGGGTAAGAATCGGATCTCACCCAAGGAGAGTTAACGTATGGCCGCTCGGCTTTACTGGATCAAGGACTGCTACATCAACCTCGATCATGTCACCTTCGTGCCCAGAGTCACCCATGAAGAGGGTCTCTTGCTTGAAGGTGAGGACAACCCCGTCAGCGGGTTTATCGTCACGGTTTTCACCGTGGGTCAGCAGGAACCTCACTCGTTTGTTTTTGAAACTGAGGATGAGGCCAAGCAAGAGCGCGATCGACTGGTGGGAGCAGCTGGCATCACTCCCCGACTGTAGTAATTTGCACAGAAAGTTGCGGGGGCATCAACCCCGCACTTTCGCTCAGGTGAAAACGACGCTAATGTGCAATCGGCCGTGCGGTGCACGGCAAGGACCCCTTAGCGGGGGGACGAGGGTGGCTTAGCGGCTGCTCAATGGGGCAGGCACGGCCGAACCCCGCCAACTGGCTAACCCGGAGTGATTCTGGCCTAGTCGGAGCGGGCTTGGGACCGATCTGTACTCGAATTCGCGGAAGTGGGTCGACACACGGAACCGACGTCGTAGCAACGCGACGATAAAGAATGCCAGGACATCTGCTGATGCCCTGGGCCGGCCTGGGGCATCATTGAAGGAAACGACAATGATCGACCTCAGTTTCAGGCTGAAGGTGGACCTGAGCAAGATCGTGAAGCTACTGCTTCCGATCTTCCTCATCTGCAGCCGTTGAGTATGGGGGCTGGTCGAGCCTGGTATCGGCCAGCCCCACCTATCAAGCAGCAGACCGATCGAGCGCCCGGCCCAAGTGCCACGCAGCTTCCTGCTCTGCCTCTGTGAACCGCTGCAGCATCCACTCGTACACGACGCGCCAGCGCTCCCTGTAAGTCGATTCGTCCCTACCCAGTGCCGAAGCTCGGCGCCGATCGCTGACTGCGCCAAGGCCAGACCCTCCGCACGTCTTGCACGGCACCAGCAGCTCGCCCAGCATCGCCTGGCCTCTGCCCTCGCAGGCCGCGCAGTGCGGGCGCTTCGCGATCTCCCCGATCACCGCGCCGGCCAGCGTCGGCAGCGACTCCAGGGTGCTGATCGGCCAGCACTGCGCCTTCACCCGGCCCAGCCGCTGCTGGGCGGCGTCACGGTTCGCCCGCTGCTCAGCCGTAGCGGCGCCGCCCCAGCCCATGCAGACCTCGGCCAAGCCAAGATCCGTGCGCGCCTCGGCCAGGCGCCGCTGCTGCCGCTGCAGCTCCGGCGTCACCAGCGCAATCACCGCGTCCCGCAGCTTGTGCCGACGAAGCGCGGCGCCATCCGGCCACCAGCACGCCTCCAGCAGCTCCCGGCCAAGGCCGGCCGACACCATGCCCAGCGCCGCCGCGATGTCCTGATTGGTCAGGTCCGGCTTGCCACCGCCGCAGCCGATATCGAACTTCACCGTGCTCGGGCCAAGTCGCGCCATCGTCTCTCGTGGATTCATGCCCGTTCCCCTGTCGTTGAGTGGCCAGCCGCCGCCGGCCCGCCCGTAATCCGCACAACCACCTGGCCGCGCTTGCGGACCTCGTTGCTGACCAGCGGGTGGCTCATGAACCGCTTGTCGTCTATGCCCAGAGCGTCGGCGATGCCATCCCGGTAGGGCTTGGACCTGGCCAGCATGTTGTCGTCGTCGGGGCGCATCCGAGTGGGCGGGTGGAACGTCTTGCTGCCATCCATGAGGCTGGTGCCGTAATGGGCCCTCATTTCTTGGTGGGTGCCCGCCTTCCGGTAGGATCGGCGGCGCCAGCCAACACGATCACTACCGGAGACGGACATATGGCAGAACTGCTTGATCGCAGCTTTCAGCGAGAAATTCTTCAGTGCGCGGCGGCCAAGTACCCCGCAGCAGCGGACATACGACCCTTTGGCACGGATGACCACAGGCTGCGGGTGAACATTGCCTACCTGCACGAACACGGCCTGATCGAAGGCGTCTACCCTGGCACTCATGGCCGAAGGGCATCCCCCTATGCGGCGGTCATTACCGCAAAGGGAATCGACTTCCTGGCCGATGACGGTGGCCTGTCCGCAATTCTTGGAGTGATTACGATCAAGCTTCATGAGGACACCTTAAAGACTCTGATTGCTTCGAAAATTCAGGAATCGGAGATCCCGCAGACTGAAAAGCAGCGATACCTCGATCAGCTTCGAGAGCTGCCCGGCGAGACCACCAAACACCTCGCTTTGAAGCTCGTGGATGCTGGCCTTGAGAACTGGCACAAAGCACTGCCGCTGCTTCAAAACATCCTTTTCCCGACATGACGCGCCGGAAAAGAACGCTGGTTCCAGTAGTCAGCGGAATCTCAAACTCGTCGGCATCCTCAGATGGGGATTCAATGAACATGCCGTTGGCGTAGAGAACGATGGCGTCCATCACTTCGCCTCCCTCGGCAGGATGAAATTCCCGGCCGCGTCGTAGTGTTCCTCGCTGTGAAAGTCGCCATCGTCGCAGTCCTGGCAGATGATCTCCACGGTGTGCGTCTCGGCGCTGGTCTTCTCCCTCCTTGCGGCACAACGGGCAGCGCAACCGGGTCTGATCGAGCGCAGCCATCAGGGCAACTCCGGACCGGCCGGCTCGGCCGCAAAGTGCGTGATCTTGGGGTTGCCATCCCGCCAGCTGCCGAACACCGGCCGCTTGCTTACCGAGTCCCACAGCATCAGCCGCGTGGCGTCCTGCGGCGCCTCGGCGATGGGGCGCCAATTGGGCCTGGGCGGCAGCGCAGCCAGATCCTCGATCCACTGCAGCGCTTCGCTGGTGTCCACGAAGTTCTGTATCTCGTCCTCGCCATACAGCTCATCAATCTCCGGGCCGAACTCCACCATCCATTCCTGGTGGCTGTCGCAGTCGCCAGCGGCCCAGCCCCAGTGCGCGTACACCACCGACAAGCCCCGGCGCTTCGCAGCAGCAACGATCTTCCGCTTGCTCATGCTGCCTGCTCCCAGCTGGCCGCAAGGCGCTGCACCTGGCCGCCACGGGCCTCGAACTGGTCTACCGTCTCGGCGGGGCCGCGGAAGGCGGTTCCTGCCTTCACTCGCTTAGGGCGCGACACCGTGTTGTGGTCCATGCGCCGCTCGCGGGGCGCGACTTGAGGGTTCAGCCTCGGCGCCAATTTCTTCGTTGTCTTCATGCTGCCGCCCTCAGTTCGTTGATGTAGGTCTGGTTTGCAATCAGCTCGTCGTCGGAGCCGTACGTCTCGTGGAAGGCACGCGAGCCATCCATCAGGCTCGGGCCGTAGATCTGCCGCATCGATGCGAAGGTGTTCCCCTCCATCGGAATGCGGCGGTGGTGCCATATGCAGAGCGCGAAGCCGAAGAAGTGGCCGCGCCGCCGGTTGCCGCTCTTGGCGTGGTTGTAGTCGCAGCCGTAAACCACCAGCTCTGGCTCCAGCAGCCGTTTCTCCAGCAGCGCCAGGCAGGCCATACACGGGCCGGTCTTGGCCAGCTCGATGCGGGCGCCCTCTTCCTTCGTCGGCGGCGGTGCGTTCGACCACATCAGCGCAGTTCCGGAATCGGCCCGGCATACCGGGTGATCGGGATCTGCCTGCAACCATCGCGCCAAACGGTGGCCCCAAGGGTGGCGTACAGCACCAGCGGTTTGACCCCGTAGCCATAGGCCAGATACCAGCCGGCCACCGACACCGGCTCGGACACAGGGCGCACCTCCAGTTCGACATGGTCCTGCCTCATGCCGCCGCGTCCTGAGTGGGAGCGAACAGCTCGGCGATTTCTGCCAGGCGCTGCTTGGTGCGCTCGTTCGCTTCCGAGCTCGCCTCCACCCGGCCTGCCAGCAGGGCCAGCGGATTGAACGCGGGCGTGGGCGACGGCAGCGCCAGATGTTCGGCAACCTGCTCGTGCGCCAAGCGGCCAGCATCCACAGCCAGCTGCAGCGCTGCGGCCCGGGCACTCGCGTCGCAGCCCAGCGACGGCTGATAGACGGCGCAGCCATCCACAGCGCGCGCGCTCTTCACCAACCGGGCGTACACCTCCAGAAACGCCTGCCTGGCTGCGATCTTGTCGCCCTCCTCGACCAGCGGCAGCGCCGCCGTCCATGCGTCCCTGGTCTGCTCGGTCCATACCAGGGTCACCGCCTCGTCAGCGGCCCGGATCGCCACAGCCCACGCTTCGTTCGGTGCCGGGTGCCCGTCGTCAATGCGCTCCATGATCGCGGCCAGGCTCAGCCGGCCCTTTACCTCGCGGCGGCAGGCGGTCAGCGCCTCGGCCAGCACGCGCAGCGGGTAGGACGCTAGGTCAGTGACCATGTACGCCGCAGCGGTCGGCCGAATCTGCTCGCCCATCACCTCGGCCGTGGCCACCAGCATTTCGACCAGCTTGTCCTGTTCGGCATCACTGAGCATCTGCGTTCCCCTTCAGGCGGCGCAGCAGCGCCTTGGCGTCGTCGGCCGCGTTGGCATTGGCCTGCGTCTGGTCCTGCTGCCGGGCGCTGGTGTCGGTCACCTGCCGCCCGGTCGCCCACTGCGTGCGGTACGCCTCGGCCCCGGCCAGCAGCACGCCTAGGTCGTGCATCCGCTTCACGGCGTAGTTCTCGTTGACGCTCAGGAACCAGCCGGCCACCAGCGGCGCCTCTTCACGACCCAGGCGTTTCACCAGATCCCGAACGTTGGTGTTGACCTTGGCGTTGCGGACGGGGTCCACGCCGTGGCGGATGAGGTAGGCAGCCCGGTAGGCAGCCCACGTCGCCTTGCAGGCCAGCTGCATCTGCTCTTCCTGCTCCGCCTTCGTCCGCGGCGCGGCCGACAGGCCCGCCGGAGATGACGGTTCTTCTGACGGTTCATTGGTGGTTATATGACGGTTAGGCGGCACGGGGCGCACCTCCAGACCTGCGCCCGCTGCATCCCCACCTGCACGGGGCGCATCCCCACCTGCATCGGGCGCACCCGCTGCACGGGGCGCAGCACCTGCGCCCGATGCAGTACCGGCTTTTCCGGTCTTGCGAGTGCCCTTCGACGGCGCGGCGGCCTTGTCGAACTTGGCCGGGGTGACGTTGTAGACAGTGCTGCTGTTGAACCTGCGGTCGCGGGTCAGTAGGCCCACGACTTCCAGATGATCCATGGCGGTGCGGACAGCGCGCGGCGACATGCAGCAGCGCGCGGCGATGGTGCCCACCGCCGGCCAGCACACGCCGTCGTCGTTGGCTTGGTCAGCCAGCGAGATCAACACAGCCTTCTGCGTGACGCTCAGGCCCTGCAGCGGCCAGCACTGCGACATGATGATGGTCGACATGTCAGGGCCCCAGCGTCATGTTCTGGCCCCGGGCCACCGGCCACCAGGTGCAGCGGGAAGGCGTCGAGCGAGCACGTATCGGCAGATGCCCGTCTCGTTCGCCAGTTCGAGGCTGGTCAGGCCTGCGAAGCGGCGCACGGCAGAAGCCGCTGCGGCTTGTTGGTCACCTTGGACGCCAGTGGCAACGATGTAGTTGGCTGCCTCGTGGGTGGTGCTGGGATCGCTGGAACGGGCCGGATGATTCATGCCTTCTGCTCCAGCCCCATCGCTCGAATGACTGCTTTCCGGAAAGTCAGCGCGCTGATGACCATGTCATCGCACTCATTGATGATCTTGTGCCCGTGGGGGCGATCCTTCTCGTCAATCACGCCGTCGGCGACTGCAGGACTGATCGCTGCGCAGAGGTCGCCAAAGTCCTTCACCAACTGCCCAACACCGACCGTATCGGCTGACGTTTCGATGGCGTCCATGCGGATCGGCAGAATGCCGCGACGGCGGCCCAGCGCGCGCTCGCAGTTGCTGCGGTACGGCTCGGGCAAGCTCATCACCCACGAATCTTCCAGATCCGCCGGCAGCGTTTTGACGACGCCGTCCAGGTAGCGACCGAGGATCTGGCCGTTGTGCTTCTTGTCCGCGTCGCCGTCCCCTTCCCCACCCAGAGTGATTCGGAACGGGACTTCACGGTCATCTTGTGCGTACATCGACAGGTACTGATCGGCCACCACCATGGCGAAGCTGCGGCGGTTGGTGCCCGTGTCGCGCAGCATCTGCTCGGTGAATCCGTAAATCACCGTCTGGCGCTTGGGCAGGAAATGGGGCTTGGGCTTCATGACAGGCTCTCAGGAGCGGCGCACGATGGGCGCCATGGACAACTACTCAGGGATGACGGGGGTCGCCCCCCTTGCGCTACGCTGGATTTGCGAACAACACAGCCCGCAAGGAGGGCGACATGGCAAAGAAGGGCGTTACGGCTGGCCGGAGTCAGATGAACGAGATCCGGCATCAAAATCACTACTGGAAGGGTTTTGCGGATTACACGCTCGAAGTCTTCGGCGACACGCTGAAGAAGCGGGAAGGCTGGAAGAACGACCTGACTGGCTTGGACGCAATCCACTACTACCTTGTGGAAAAGCACCACTGGCTGCCGTCGGTTGTTCGGGCAATGTCTCTGGAAGACCTTCGATTCGCCTTGACCGAAGAAATGCATGGCTGGACGCTGCCAAAAGACGCGCTCGGGCCAGAGGACATGTAGCTGAAGCCGCTTCTAGACTGAGTTGCTGGCTGCGCAGCAGTTCCGATCTGCTGCGCAGCTTCTGCAGAGAACGAATAGGCCACTGCAGACTCGGCATGTCGCGTGGAGGAAGATCTTTGGAGAGCGTGATTTCCTCCTGCGACAGATGCGATAGGAAGGCTCGTGAGCCCGCCGCGAGGGCAGCCGAGGTAGACGGCCATTCCTGGAAGGCCAGCAGTCGGCGGTGGATTGCCAGTCGTCGCTTCAGCGCGCGCATGTCAGGCAACCTCCAGAGGTGCGTATCGGTCTTCGTCGGGGTCATGCGGCGCTGGCTGCGCCTGCGTCTGTTCCTGCACGCCCAGCAGGCGCTGGATCTGCGGCAGGGCCGGCAAGGCACCCTCCTCTGCCCAGCCCTCAACCTGCTCGGCCGGCAGCTGCAGCACCTTGGCCAACTGCTTGTCGGTGCTCAGGCCCAGCTTTGCGCGCAGCGCGCGCTTGCTCATGCGCTTGTCCGAAAGGGTCCGAACTACTCCAGCGGGCGGCGCACCAAAGGCTTCCGGCTTGAGCAGTTCGAGAAACTGCCTCCGCGCCGGCGGGATCCCACTAGAACGCCACTCGCTCACGGAAGGCGGCTTGATCTGGCAGATACGGGCCACCTCGGTCGTGCCACCCAAGCGGTCGATGATTTCGGAAGCAGTAAGGTTGTCCATGCAGAAAATATTAGGACTAGCTAATGCATCAGTCAATAGCCAGTCCTAATCCAATTGTGGTTAGCCTTTCCTAATGACCACTCTTGCCGAACGACTCACGCTCGCCATCGAGCACGCCAAGATCACCAAAGCAGAGCTTGCTCGTCGGGTAGGAATTTCTGCCCCTAGTGTCAACGGGTGGTTCAGCGGCAAGGCCAAGTTCCTGCGAGGAGAGAACCTTCTTGCAGCTGCCAAAGGTCTGGGCGTAAGCGAGACTTGGCTAGCCACGGGCAAAGGACAGATGCTGTCGGGCACAGATCCAGCGGAATGGATCTCGCCAGTCCGAGAGGTTGAGACGCCACCCGGCTATGTTCGCTTCGACTTGTTCGAAGGGGGTGCGGGGATGGGTGCAGGGATGGTCAACCAAGACTACCCGGAGGTTGTAAAGACCATCGAGGTTGCCGAATGGGAAGTGCGCAGGAAGCTCGGCTACCTGCCCCATCCTGGTCGAATTCAAATCATCACCGGCCGGGGCCCATCCATGCGTCCGAAGCTGGAAGATGGTGACATTGTTTGGATCGACACCAGTTGCGACTACTTCGACGGCGATGACTACTACCTCATCAACATCGGCGGCGAGACGCAGATCAAGATGCTGCAGAAGCGAGGTGATGGTCTGTATGTTGTGAGCGTCAACACTGACTTCCCTGCTTACCGCCCCGATCTGGGCGATCTCTGCATCTTAGGAAAAGCCCTAATACACGCAGGATTGCGCAAGTTCTAGTGCCTAGTGCCTGCGCTCTGAAGATTGGAGCAAAAGAAAACGCCGCGTTCGCGGCGTTCTTGTTGGGGGAGCGAAGGCCATCACTCGGATCGAGAAAGGTGCGCCTCACCAGAGGCTGGCTGAATTGCTCGATACGCCTGTCGTTCACCAGCCCCAATGACTACGTTTTGAGACGTAGCGCTAGAGCCGCAGAAACCACCGGTCGTCTCCAATCGCAAGAAGTGGCCGCCCGGAGTCACATGCAAAGTTGCGCTCTCGCTGGACCTAATTGATACCACCTTCGCGTTGTCCAAGAAGAGCAGGTAGGCGCAGGCGGATCCTTTGACTCCCTGATCCCTTGTTACGACGATCTGCGCGGAACGTTCGGCACTGGGCGTCAGAAGATTCGGTAGGAAAACGCGCTCTGCGGGGATTGGATGTTCCCGACCAGGCTCGACTGCAGTCGTCGTACAGCCTATCAACGTTCCCAGCAACGCCAAGCAAGCAACACGCTTCTTCATGACCGGTCCTTGTTTAATGGCGCTCGACATTAGCATGCAGCACGGGTATTCGGCAGAGACCTATTCCTGGGCAACTAGAGGTCTGGGCTCGCTCACTATCCCGGGTTGCTGGGGTCGAGACATCGGCAGAATGTTAGCCACTCCTATTGACAAGAATGATTAGCGTCTCCTAATCTTCGCCTGTCGCTCAACTGAGCCCTATCCCAGGGCCGGGGGCAGGAGATCAACCATGCCTACTCTGGCCCTCAACACCGAAACCGCCCCCGGCACCGCCAAGGCTGACACGGTCAGCGGGAAGGTCGTCCAGAACTTCGGCGCCGCCCGGATCTACTACACCGCCGACGAGGCAACCGCCGCAGCGCGCGCCCTGATCGCCGCTGCGCAGCAGCTGCGCGACGAAAGCCAGGGCGCCGCCGCATGAGCGCCGTCATCGCCAACCACTCCCCCGTGCAGCGCGCGGCCGCCGCCGCCGGCATCGTGCGCCGCGCCGCTGGACGCTGGGGCGTGCGCCCCGAACTGGTTCGCTACGTGGCCGGTCACGCAGCCGCCGGCGTCCTCCTGCACGGCCAGAGCGTTGCGGGTGCCGTTGCCGCCGCGCGTCTCGATGCGCGCGCCCAAGGCGGTGCTGCATGAGCGCCCCTTCCAAGATCGCGGCCATCCGCCACGCAGTGAGCGCGCTTCATGGCGCAGCTGACGACGGCGCAGACACCCGCCGCTACGCCGACGCGCTGCAGGAAGCTGCCGAGGCCATTGATGCGCTGGTTGCGGCCGATCAGGACTACGACCAAGCGCGAGACCGGTGGCTCAACTCGCCGAGCGATCACGAATCGTTCGAGGCGGCGCGGGAAGCCTGGGGGCGGCGCGCCATTGCCCTCGCCCGCGTCAAGGGCGGTGCCGCATGAGCCGCAGCGGATACAGCGACGACTGCGACACCTGGCCGCTGATCTGCTGGCGCGGCGCGGTTTCTTCCGCCTTGCGCGGCAAGCGCGGGCAGCAGTTCCTGATCGAGCTTCGCGATGCGCTCGACGCGATGCCAGAAAAGCGCCTCATCGCCGAACAGCTGCAGGACAGCACAGGCTGCCACTGCACGCTGGGGGTTATCGGCGCCAAGCGCGGCTTGGACATGACCGGCCTCGACCCCAACGACCGCGAGGCCGTGAGCAAGGCGTTTGGCATCGCCGAAGCGATGGCGGCGGAGATCGTTCACGAGAACGACGGCGAGTGGCGCTGGGATAACGAACCGCCGGAGCAGCGATGGACGCGCATGCGGACTTGGGTAGAGCGCCACATCACTGCAGCTGGTGCCCCATGACCGACGCCGATTTCATCGCCGCCATGGCCGTCGGCATCCCGCCCATCACCCCGCCCGCCGGCCCAGCACCGGCCGAACCCACCACCGAACAGGACGCCGAGTAATGCGCCACCTGGCCCTGCCCTTCTACTGCGCCGTAATCGTCTTGCTGCTGCTGGCACTGCTGGCGCGCGCCATCTACACCGGCGCCGCCTCGTTCGTCCTGCCGTGCGCTGCAGGCATCGCCTACTTCGCCTGGTGCGGCGTACGCGACCTGGTCCGGAACTGGCCAGCCTTCCGCGAGGAAATGCGGCAGCGCGCGGCAGAGCGACAGCGCGCGCCGATGCCCGCAGACGACACCCACTGATCCCCTGCCCTGCGCTCTCCCCCTGTAGCGCAGGGAGCCCGCGCCGGCCGGGTTCCACCAGCCGGCAACTCATCCCAGGAGTCCAGCGTGCGTAACCAGCTTGACGTCTTCGATCACGACCCAGCACGCGTGGCAGCGCTGAACCGCTCAACTGCTGGGCTAGTCGATTTTGAGAAGCGCAGCCTCGTCAATCGCTCGGTCGTCGAGTACGGCTGCATCAGCAGCAGCGCGATCGACAAGGTCCTTGATGTTGTCAAACCCCTCCGCCAATCCTTCTGTCTTCTCCTTAGCCAACACCGGACCGTCATTGGCGCTGGGTTCCCAGTGAGCCAAGGAATACGCCCCAAATTCGCGTTGAATAGAGGAAACGTCTCCCGCGAGCCGCGCCAGCCTCATGCCGGTTTTTGGGGGCACTGCGTGCAATCTGGAAATGACGGAGAAGAGCTTGTTCGTCGTTATTTCACCAGCCCTCTCGGCCAACTGCGCACGAATTGGGGAATGAGAAACGAACCGGTCTTTAGAAAAGGTCGCAGCATTGAGAAGGCTTTGTATCGCTCCAACCCTCACCCGAATTTGTGCGAGTTCTCCGCTCAGAAAGCAAAGAAGCACCTGTTCCTCTCTTTCTCGTTCGGCAGCCAACTGCACATTGAGTCGCTTTCGCTCCTCGATTCCATTTGTCAGCCCAACCTGAGCAACGGCGTTGGCTTTCTTACCCAGCAGGAACACCGCAAAGGCGGCAAGCGCGGCGACGCCGACGCTAGCAATAGCAACTGCGACTCCCAACACGGCTACCACTACGGCCCATGCATCCCACCAAATGACGCAGTCACCAACACCGGGCTCCATGCATGGGCTGATTCCATTCCACAACTGCTCCCAACTACCCATTTCCCAATCCCCCTGTGGACTGGACGGCATTCTGCCATGACCCGGCAGCCGGAGGCGTGCCGTGCGTAACCAGCTCGACATTTTCAAAGACGACCCGGTCCGCATGGCCAAAGCAAACCGCGAAGCCGCCGTCCACGCGCTGCACGACAGGCAGTTCACCGAAAGCGAGCGCCAGGAGCGCGCGGCCTACTACACCCGAGAGGCAGAGCGCTGGGAATTCAGCGCCGCCCTCGGTGGGCAGTCAATTAACGCTGGAATAACTGGGGTACACGCCGATGCTGCTACCTGACGAACTTTCCTTCGGCATCCACGCCCGGAATGTCAGCCAGCCCCCGCCGGGCCAGCTCAACTGCTTCCTGCAACGTCTGGTCGTCCCGGCGGACCATCGTGACCAAGACGTTATCGGTGACGTCCCCGTTTCGATCCACCGCCTCGATGTAACCGTCGTAACCAAGGGGCTGACCGGCTCGTTCCTTGGCCACTACGCGCAGCACGGGGCCGCCTTGGGCCGTACCGCGCCGCAATCCATCGGCGATTTTCTCTATCGCTGCGGACGTGCCCTGGAGACGTGCTTCCGAAAGCAATCCAACTACCGGAAATCCCCGGCCCACATGCACGACTGTCGATGTCGGCAGTGCCACCTCAAAAACGCTTACAGACCAATAGGCGCCTCGTCCATCCACGTGGACGGTCGCAACCGCACCGTCTTGGGCAACAAGGAACACCTCTCCGTAACCCTCGTTCGATCGCTTCATGCGTTGGCTGCCTTGTTAAGTCCCAGCGGAGCTTATCACCGCACTTCCACGGAGATTCGATGTGATTGTGAAACAACTGTGCGGGAGTGCTTCTTTGCCGCAAGCCCAACTGCAGATCCTTCGCCATGCCCTGGGAGTCGGCGACGGTGGCATGGAGCGAAGCTATCGCAACCACTTCGTCACGGACCCAGGCGGAGCCGGTCACCGGCGCTGCATGGCGCTCGTCTCGCGCGGGTTCATGGTTCAGCGCGCGGGCAACGCGATCACCGGCGGCAGCGACCTGTTCAACGTCACCCAGGCCGGCCGGGCGGCGGTGCAGGAGCACACCCCGCTGCCGCCGAAACTGACCAGGTCGCAGCAGTGCTACCGGCAGTTCCTGCGCTACGACGGTGGCGTGACGTTTGGTGAGTATCTGCGGGGCTGGCGATGAAGGCGATCACCAACAACACGGCGGTGCGCCATGGCTGACCAGCTGCTCACCGCTTCAATGGACCACCGCGACGTCGGCTGGCAGCTCGCCAGCATGTCCGGGGTCGATATCGACTCAATCGCTCCCCAGGACGCTCGTCTGTGGGAAGCCCGAGGCCAGGCGCTTCAGGCACTCGCTGCCGGCGACATGGACGCAGCACTGCGGACCATGGGCATGGTGTCCCCGCGAATCATGGACCGGGATGAAGCGCGGTCGATCGCATCGGAGGCGGTGGCGGTACGCATTGCCGCCGGGTGGACGCGCGACATGCTGGTCAGCAGCACCGAGAGCGGCCGCGCGCCGTGTGGTCGCGGCTACTACCTGTTCTGCTCCGGGGCCATCGCGGTCTGCTACTTCCCGATGATCTGCATCACCGACATGAACGGCCGGGGCTATCACTTCGATATCCCCCGTGACCTGCTCAACGAACGAGAGCCCAGCCCCTACGCAATCTGTCGCCCGGTCGTCCCGCAGCAGCTGGAGATGTTCCGATGATCGACTTGGACGCGGCATACGTGCCTGACGCCGATGAGGACGAGTACGACCGCCGGCGCCTGCCCGGTGCCTACTCCCAAACCGTCCATCACATCCGGGAGCTTCGCAAAGAGCGAGATGCTTTGCTACTGCGTGGCCACGCCGGGGACAGATTCAGGGCCGCCCAGCTGTCGTGGTTCATCAGGAACAACGAGAACTATGCCGGCCGCCTCCTGCAGCGAATGGAACAACTCGGAGCCAGCGCTGCACACGCACTGCTCACCCCGCCGCCGGCGCTGCCGGCCCAACTGGACCTGTTCGCATGACCGCTACATCGTTCCCCAGCAGCCCCACCGCAGTGGTCGACGCCACCAAGGCATCGTCTCCGGTCGCCGCGGTGGTTGCCGCCATGCGTCGGATCGATCCGGCTGGTGGCCCTGTTGCCGCCGACCAGGTCCGCGCCTGGGCCGACACACTGATGGCCGAGCTTTACTCGGCTCACGTGGCACGCTGGGAGTACCGCCACGCGGACGACTTCGCGCCGGGCTGCTGGGCCGAAGCGAACGCCGAACAGGTCTACTACGGCCCGCAACGTGGCTTGGTCATCCGCGCTCTGTTCGAAAAGCCGCGCGTGCCGCAGCCGGAGAAGGAGCACGTGTTCCAGAACCGCATCTGCACCAAGTGCGGCGATCCCGAAGACTGGGCCGGCCCTGACTGCATGCCGCCGGCTCCGCCGGTAGATCCGCGCAGCCGGCTTTCGTTCGACCCGCGCTGGATGCTGCAGCCGCTGCAGTGGCTGCGTGATGCACCGCCACACCTCAACCATTACGACAGGCGTCACAGGTCCAGACAGGCGGCTTTCCTGCTGGAAAAGCTGGAAGCCCACATTACGGAGTGCGAAAAGCCATGACTCAGAAGCAGATCAGCCATCCCGAAGGCCTGCCCAACTGCGCTGCCGGCCACCGCGCGCGCCACATCCAAGACGAGCGGCGAGCGAGCGCCGGGGGGGGCCACCTGGTCGAATGCTGCTGCAGGTCGACCAGCAAGAAGACGGATGCCGATGCAGCGTTGGCTGAGTGGCGTCGGATCAACAGGCCGGCCCGGAGCCCGCGTGCTGCGCCGATCGCGCCCGGCAAGGTTGTGCAGTTCAAGCTGAGCTTGGCCGAGCAATCACAAAAACCGCAGCGCGCGACGGGAGGCAGACATGGGCGCGGCTGAAAAGCTGGAAGAGTTGCTGTCACTGGACCGCGTGCGGCAGACCACTGGCATGGGCACCACCTTCATATACGGCGAGATCAAGGCCGGCCGCTTTCCGCGATCAATCCGCATCGGAAGGCGCGCACTGTGGATACAATCCGAGGTGCAAGGCTGGGTTCGGCAGCAGATCGCCCTGAATCGGCCTGCGCAGGTGGATGGGTAG